TCAGGCACAAAACGCATCAGGTGGCACTTATCTTTACATGGCATTTGCAGAAATGCCCTTCAAATACGCTAACGCGAGGTAACAACAATGGCATGGATGTACAACGATAGCGTTATCCGCGCAGGCAAAAGCTGGACGGATGATGATGGAATTACGCACCCCTCTAACTGGGGATCATGGTCAGACGAAGAAAAGGCTGCGGCTGGTTTAGTGTGGGTAGATGACCCTGCTCCATACGATCCACGGTTTTATTGGGATGCTGATACGCCAAAAGCACTTGATGACGTAAACGAAGTAGACGAAGACGGAGAGCCTATGCTTGACCAATTTGGCGATCCAGTTGTCACGTTGGGTATAAAGTCTCAAGAGTGCGCCAAGGTTAAAGCGCAGGCAGGCAGCTTGTTGGCTCCTACCGATTGGTACGTTGTCCGTAAGTCTGAAACTGACACTGCTATTCCTGCTGACGTATTGACTTACAGGGCTGATGTGCGAACTGCCTCAAACTCTATGGAAGCTCAGATTAATGCTGTGACTACCCATGAGGAGATTGTGGAGTTGATAGCTGGTACACCAGACAATCCTCCGACTTTTAACGAATGGCCCAAGCCCTAAGAGTAATGAATGTGGCAGAAGAACATAGGCTCGACCGGATTGAGCAAAAGCTCGATAAGCTAACTGAAGCGGTATCACAGATTGCAAGGGTTGAAGAGCAAATGCTGTCTGTGTTTAAGCGTATTGATCGGCACGAAAAGCGCCTGGACGATCAGGAGGATGACATACGAGAGCTAACAACAGATGTGCTGGCTAACTCAGGCTCTGTTAAGAACGCTGAAAGATTCTTTTGGATAGCTGTTAGCGCGTGTGTTTCCGTTCTTGTTTACATGGTGAAATGACGTATGTGGCAAGCACTTATATCGCCAATCACTAGCCTTTTAGGTCAGGTTCTTAAGAACAAGGCAGAAGAAAAGGCAGCGGTACATGAAGCCAAGATGCAAGTCATTCAAAACACTGCGTCTTGGGAGCAGCTTATGGCATCTGCCAGTGCTACTTCGTGGAAAGACGAGTGGTTTACTTTGTTGCTCTCAGCGCCCGTAGTTGCGCTTATGTGGGGTATTGGGATGAATGACGTAGAGATCATAGACCGTATTGGTCTTGCCTTCAGCGAGCTTAACAGGCTTCCTGATTGGTATCAGTATTTGTTATTCATGGCAGTATCCGCATCCTTTGGTATCCGTGGCGCTGACAAGCTGTTAGCCCTAAAGGGAAAAAAATAAATGATTGATTTAGACATCCTTGGTGACACTACAGATCCAAACGAGTTATTTCCTGACTCTGTTGTTTCTGACGCCTTGGATCAATCTGCTCAAGATGATGGCCCTACTGATTATGGGGAGTGGGGTGTTGAGTTAAATTGGGAGGATTCATTTGGGCCTGCATCCAAACACTTAGGCGTAAGCGAAGGCCAGTGGAAATTCTTTATTGATGGCATTAACCAAGTTAAGCAGGAAATGGCTTTGTGGGTTGAAGCTGGCGGAAACTCTGCGCGCGTTATGCAAACACGCTCTGTTGGGGATGCTATATCTGATCGTCGTATTGCAGTTCTTATGTCCCAGGGGCAGAGCCAAGAAGAAGCAGAAGCAGAAGTTTACGGTTCAGAAGAATATGCTGAGCGCAGCAAAAGCACATCTTTTTATGAAGAGATGAATGAGGTTTTAAACCAGCTATATGCAAGTGTTGGTTTAGATGCTGCTGGCAGTATTTCAGGTGGAACAGGAACTAGTCACGGTAATGGCTATACGGTTAATTTTGACTTTGTTACTGGCGAAACTACCCACAACAAAGGCGATGCTGTTCACGACTTTGGCAAAGCTCTTATTAAAGGAGTTGCGGCTTCTGCGTTTGGTTATGGGCTTACTGGGTTTTTAAGCGCACCAGCTTCAGCTGGAGGGTTGGGTCTTCCAAGCTCAACAGCAAAATTAATTTCTAAATTTGTTGTAAGCACAGTTACAGGTAGTGGCGGTGAGGTTACTGTAGAAGACGCAATAGGCTTAGCGTTTGGCTCATCGGGTTTTGAGCAAACAGATTTTGTTAATGAGATTACAAGCACGGTAGTTGATTTTGTAACAAATCCAGAAAACTACGGGGATAACAACACAATTGTCTTTGCTGGCAGCAATGAGGGCGCAAACACTATTGGTGTGCCAAGTTATGAAACGTATGATCCAAATGCTTCTGATGACCCAATGGAAGGAACTTGGTGGTATGACCTCCTTCAACAGATTTTTAGGCCAGAAGATTACGAAGATGATACTGATCGCTTGGAGCGTCAAGCTGCGGCTAACAGATGGATTGATGCTGTAAGAGCTTACGAAAATGGTGAGATAACTCTTGATGAATTAAAAGCGGTAGATGTTTCAATTCTTGCGGACATTCCTGGCTGGGATGATTATTACGGCAAAGTTATAGATGGCACTGGATCAGAGGCCGATACAGCTGCAGAGCAACTAGAAAAGGATTCTGCAGAGCCAGAGCAAAAAGAAAAAGACCCTGCTGAAACAAACAAAGATAGCGATGGTGAAACAGAAAAAGACAAGGACGTTACCGAAACAGAAAAGGATAAGGACGCGGCTGCAGAGCCAGAAGAAAAAGAAAAGGACGATGTAGCTGAAGCAGAAAAAGATAAGGATGCAGACGCTCAAGTTGCAGCAGAAGAAGCAGAAAAAGATAAAGACAGCCAAGCTGAAGCAGACAAAGACAATCAGGCTGAAACAGAGGGAAAAGAAAAGGATACTGCTGAAGCAGCTAAAGACGGAGGTCAGCAAGGCGACAGAAACGAATGGAGATATGCATTTTGTGAATCTGGATTTTCTAAGCCTGATGCACAAGGCAACTATGTTTGTGTTTCGATGGAGGAATTGGGCGAGGTTGAAGACAAAGACTCAGAATATCGAGACAAAGAAAGTTCTTCAGAGCAAGCGCGAAAAGACTCTGGAGAGCAACAAGAAAAGGATCAGTCTGAAACAGACAAAGACGATACAGCAGCAGAAGAGTTAGAAAAGGATACCGCAGAAAACGTAGCTAATAACGCAGGAATTAACAAAGACGCTGAAGATTCTGCTTTGGCTGACACCACAAAAGATGGTGGGGGTGGTGACGGAGACGAAGACGGAAGCGGTGACGGCAGCGATCAAACTGGAGATCCTGGCGAAGATCAAAATGCATCTGTTGAGTCTAAAGATCAGGGCGAAACCACAGTAAAAGATGGCGAGCCTCAGAACGACATGAACGAGCCAGTAAATAAAGATGGTGAAGGTTTTGCTGATGTTCTTAACTTAAAAGATGGTGGCGGTGACGGCGGTGGTGGTGATGGTGGTGATGGTGAAGGCGACATTCTTAATTTGTTTAAGGGATTCGGCATTGGCGCTGCAGCAAGCGGCGGGTTTACTCCCCCTAAAGCCACAGACTTTACCTATCGTCTTGACTTTAACCCACAAAAAATATCCAGCCCAATACTAGAGGGGCAAGACTATTTAGCTGATTTGGAAAGGTTTGACGGCCCTGAACAACAGCTTGATAGGATAATTAAACGCAATGGGATGCTTACATGACATATTTAGACTTGGTTAATAACGTGCTTCGCCGCTTGCGGGAAGACACTGTTGCATCTGTTGACAATGACACCTACAGCACAATGGTTGGTGATTTTGTAAATGACGCTAAAGACATGGTTGAGTCTGCTTGGGATTGGTCAGCACTCCGAACTCGTCTTACTATCACTACGGCTGCTGATGACTATACCTATTCACTAACAGGAACAGGTGACAAGGGACGATTGTTAAACCTGATTAACGATACCTCTAATTTAGAAATGCAGTATCAAACTCAAAACTGGTTTGATGATAAGTTTTTTATTCAGAATACTGCATCTGGTGCGCCAGAGTATTACGCCTATGCGGGTGTTGATACGAATGGTGACGCTCAGATTGAGGTGTACCCTAAGCCTGACGGGGTGTACAGCCTAAAAGCAAAGGCAGTAATTAGAAATGCTACGTTAAGTAACAATACTGATACGTTGGCAATTCCCAGCCAGCCTGTTATTCACCTTGCCGTAGCCTTGCTTGCGAGGGAGCGTGGTGAAACTGGCGGAACGTCTACAGCAGAATACTTTGCGATTGCAGACAAGTATTTGTCAGATGCAGTTGCTCTTGATGCTCAACGGCATCCTGAAGAAACTATTTTTTACACCCCATAGGAGCGGTCATGGCGCAACCATTACAAAGCATTGACTTGATTGCCCCAGGATTTAAAGGGGTAAACACAGAAGATTCTCCGATTGCTCAAGATCCGTCATTTGCGGATATTGCAGACAACGCTGTAATTGACAAGCGTGGTCGTATTGCCTCGCGCAAGGGGATTAATGTCTTAACCACAAACAAAACTGTTTTGGGTGCAGACCATCTTCACCGTATTCATCACTTTTACGACGAAGACAATAACGAAGTTATTTTTAGTACTGGCAACAACAAGATTATTACAGGCACAACAACGCTTGTTGACGCTACTCCAGGCTCTTACACAATTTCAGCTAATGATTGGAAGATTGTTAATTTCAACAACAAGGCGTATTTTTTCCAAAGGGGATATGACCCCTTGGTTTATGACAACGCTGCCAATGTTCGCACGTTTGGCACTGTTAATAGCAATACAACGGCGGCAACATTGAAGTGCAACGAGGTTATATCTGCGTTTGGTCGCCTTTTTATAGCTGACAACTCAAGTGAGGCACAGACGGTTTATTGGTCTGATCTTCTTGATGGGGCTGATTTTACTGGCGGCAGCAGCGGTTCAATTAATGTGTCTCATGCATGGCCTGACGGCTATGACGAGGTTGTGGGGTTAGCTGCTCATAATAACTTGCTTATTGTTTTTGGCGCACACAGCATTCTTGTTTACTCAGGGGCTACTAGCCCAGCGTCAATGTCGCTGTCTGATACGGTGTCTGGTGTTGGTTGCGTTGATCGCAACTCAATACAGGGCATTGGTACAGATGTGCTGTTCTTGTCGCATACAGGGCTTCGCAGTCTTGGCAGAGTTATCCAAGAAAAGTCTTTGCCAATATCTGACCTTAGCGTAAATGTTAAGACAGAATTGATTGAGGTTATTTCGGCAGAAACACAACCTCTTGCTTCTATATACAGCCCTGAAAACTCTTTTTACTTGGTTTGCTTTCCAAGCCAGCAGACTGTTTTTTGCTTTGACCTTAAAGGCAGGCTAGAAAACAATGCCTATCGGGTAACAAGATGGACTTCTGTTATTCACAAGTCATTTGCAAGGGACACGGATGGCACGTTGTACATCGGCTCTACTAATGGTGTAGGTAAGTACGATGGATACAAAGACAACACATCAAGCTATCGGTTTAGATACTTTAGCCCTGCGTTGACTTTTGGAGATCCAAGTAGAGTTAAGCTGCTCAAGAAAATACGTCCTACGTTTGTTGGTCTGAACGATGGAACGGTATTTGTTAAGTGGGCTTATGATTTTGAAACGGCATTTAAGAACTACGAGATTAACGTAGGTGACCAATCTTCGGCGTTTTTTGGTGAGTCGGAGTATGGCATTGGCACATATACAGGCGGTGTTTTGATTACAAGACAGTCTGTTCAGGCAAGCGGTAATGGTACAGCAGTAACAATTGGCATTGAGTCGGACATAGACGGTGCAATCTTGTCTATCCAAGAAATCAACTTATTAGCGTTAATGGGTAAAACGGTATGAGTAACTACAGTAAAACAACCAACTTTGGCGCTAAGGACACGTTGCCCTCTGGCGATACCAACAAGATTATTCGTGGTAGTGAATTTGATACGGAGTTTGATGCTCTCGTAACTGCGGTGGCTACAAAAGCCGACACTGCCTCGCCTACTTTTACAGGGACAGTGACGGTTCCCGCGTTGACAATTACAGGAAATGTAACTGTTGATCTTGGCAGTGCGGATACAGTCACCATAGACGGGGGGACTTACTAATGTCGCTTTTCGGTGATGTAGCTGGCTTAGCCGCAATTAATACTGCTTACAATAAACTAGGCAGTATTGGCACAAGCGCGCAAACAAAAGCTAATGCTATTGGACAGGATGTTTTTAACAAAGGCGCATTTCGCCCTTTTACTGTTAGGTCTGCTCTTGGCTCTTCTAGTGTAAATCAAGATGGTGGCCTTGGGAGTTATCTTCAAGGTCAAGCTAAAACGGCTTCAGAAAATTTGTTTGGTCGAGCAATAGCAGATGTTACTGGCCCAACTACGGGCGCAGACCTGGCTAGTGACTTAGGCTTTAACCTTGTTGAGCGAGCGCGAAGCGAGTTTGACCAGCCAATTGCTCAGTACGGGCAAATGACTTCCGCAGCAGATCAAGCCTTAACTCAAGGCATGGACTTTATGGGCCAAGCGGGGATGCCTGTTGGAGCGCGTGAACAGCAAGTATTTGAGCGCATTCGTGCAGCCCAACGCCCAGAAGAAGAGCGCAGGCGCTTAGAGCTTGAGGAAAGACTTGCTACTCAAGGAAGGCTGGGGGTCGCCACTAATCTATACGGTGGGACGCCAGAGCAATTAGCTTTGGAAAGGGCGCAGGCCGAGGCTCAAAATACAGCCATGTTGCAAGCGATGCAGCAGGCGCAGGCTGAGCAAGCTCAAGCTGGAGCTTTGGGGCAACAGTTTACGGGGCTAGGCTCAACCCTTGCGGGTCAATTGCAAAACCTAGAAGCTGCTAGACAAGGCATTGGGATGGGATATGCCCAGGGCGGATTAGGGTTGCTGCAAGGTCGTGAGGCTTTGCAGGCTGCAGAACTTCAGCAGTCTCTTGCTGCCTTAAAGGGAGCGTTAATGCCAGAAGCAGCCCAGCTAAATCTGTTCCAGCAAGGACTGAATGCCGCGAAACTAAGAGAATCGGCACAGCAATTCCGCACTGGAATGTTTGGTGAGGCTCAAATGACGGGCGTTGATGCGTTGCTCGCGTCTGGTCTGGGTCAGGCGAACCTGATTGGTAATGTAGGCTCTGGCATATTAGCTGCTGGCGCACAAAGCAATAGCGGAGGAGGGTTATTTGATACCTTAACTGATTTAGTTAAAAGCATTCCTAATCCTTTTTCTGATATTAGACTTAAGAAAAATGTTGAGTTTATTGGTCAAAACGATAACGGCTTTAACATTTATCGTTGGGATTGGAATGACAAGGCAAACGAGCTTGGAGAGTACGGGTCAAGTGTTGGCGTAATCGCACAAGAACTTCTTGCAGATCATTCTTCTAAAGTACACGTTGACAGCAGCGGCTATTACACGGTTGATTACACAGGCATTTGGAGATAAGTCATGGCTACTAGAGGTCCAAATTTAAGATTGAGTGGCGCTGTGTTGGGCGGCTTGGCTAACCCAGGTTTTGCTCGAACTGCTGGCATGGCTATTGGTGCGGGAATGCTTGGCGCTCAACGTCGAGAAGAAGAAGCTGACTTTAGAGCTACAGAAGAAACAACCTTGGAGCTTTTGAGAAAAGCGCAAGCTGCTCAAGAGCAGGGCGATATGCGCCTGCACAATGAGATTGTTGGCACTCTTGACGGTATGTTGACAGGCAACACTAATAAAAAGTCTCGGGACTTAATTACCCAAGGGCTAACCACTGTAGGCGGTCAACGCGCTGCTACTCAGCAGGCTGCTCAAACAAATACCGCAATGTCTATTCTTAAAACAGAACAAGCAATTGAGGACATGAATAACTCAACTGCCCCAATGACTAATGAAGAATACATGCAAAGAGCAAAGGTTCAGGGCGCGCTTGAGGATCGGCTTAAGTTAATGAAACAAAATGCGGGGGCTGTTTTAGAGGCTGATGAAATTGATTTTCAAAAGAGGCTTAAAGCTGCTACAGACGCAAATGCGTTAGCTGAGCAACAAGCAAAAGTTGCCACACGGACTTTAGCATCTGTTCAATTTGGCTCAGAAAGCTATAACTCTATTAAAGAAGATTTAAAGAGGCAGGGTTTTGGTCAGGCTGTTGATCAATATGAAACTACTCAATACGCTTTAATAGAAGCTGCAGATAAAGCAGATAACATACGAAGAAGTAACGCTCCATTAACAAAAGATGAAATCCAAACTTTGGAAGATAATAACTTTACGCCAACTGGAGATATTCGGAGAGATCGTGATCGCCTTGCTTTGATTACCGAAACGATTGATAAGCGAACTATTATGCAAGCAAATGCTGATACTGCTCGTGTTGCCAGCGAGGGGATTTTGCCTGTTGTAGAGACTGTTTTAGACAGATATGCAAAAAAAGGCGATGTGCCTTTGAATTTTAGAGATGATCTTTACAACAAAATTGAAGACATGTCTGCAGAAGACAAGCTCCGATTAGCTGATAGTTTAAAAAGACCTGCAGGCGAGGAGCTTACTACAGCGCAAATAGAACAAGAGGTTATTTCTTTCCTGAAAACAGAATTCCCAGATCAGTTTAAGGGCATGGAAACTCGACAGGACAACTTGCGAGTTGAGCAAGAGGAAATAGAAATTTTAACAGCAGACTTGATGGCTCAGGCTGCTGAAAAAGATCCTGCGCTGCAAGGAATAATAACAAGAGGGAAAGACGGGGCTGTTAGCGGTATTGAAAATGTCCCAGAAGCAGTTTACAGAAAATACCGAATGGAAGCAGAAAGTCGGCGTGGCCCAATCACTACGTTTGTTAGATCAGTTACTAATACAAACAGATCTCCAGAAGCTGAAGAGCGAAGAGAAACTACTGAACAAAATATTCTTAGCAATATAGGCAGGGCTTTTTAAAAAATAATTGTAATTCCGCTTGGAATAAACAAATCGCCAAGGTAAAAAAATATGGCTAAAGTTAAAGTTAAGCCGCCAAAGGGGGCTGAGGCACGATCAGCCGACCCTTTGTTGTCGAGACCTATTGTTGATTGGATGTTTGAAGACATAGGGATTGATCCTCTTGAGTCTGAATCCAACATTAGATCATACGTTGATGCTATTTCAAACATTGAAAGTTCTGGCGGGCGCAATACTGCTGGAGTTATTAATGAAGAAACTGGCAACAGAGCGTTAGGTAATTTTCAGTGGTTTCCAGCGCCGTTTGCAGAAGATCTAGATGCAGCTAAAACGTATTATGACAAAGCTGGTTTGCCATTTCCTGACTACTTTGATGAGGCGTTAAAGC